ATCAACGTACGCGGGCAATCGCGTTGGCATCATCGGGGACCAGGGGACGTACGATGTCTCCGGGTCGATGCAGTCAACGAACTACTCGAATGCGTTCCAGATCAACGGCGGGACCTCTTCAGCATCACCGACCTACATCGGTTCGAGTAACTCATCCGGCTACGAAGCGCCCCGTCTCGCAACGCTTGATGCCAAGGGCGCTAGCGGCCAATATGGGGGCGGTGTCAACTATGAAGGAGCAATCATCGGACAAAATTCAGGCTCTACGACCAACCAGGGGTACGTCACGCTTTCTGGGCTCAAACTCATCAATTACGGTTACCGCGCAATACAACTCGGGACCTACGCAGTCGGCTCACAACTTCCAGGATTCACGGTGCAGAATTGCGAGATCACTGGCGGTAACGCCAGCAACAACTCGACGGACAACGCCCCGGCAATCGAGCCGATGAACGTGACTGGAATACTCGTCACGAATAATTACATCCACAACAACATAGGCCCAGGGGGGTCTGCAAGTGGCGACCACCTAGACGCGATTCTCGCGTGGGAGACGGTCAGCAGCACGTTCACATACAATACCGTCATCAGCGCAGGTGCGATCTACGGCAAGGAGTACGTCAACCAGGGGAACGAGGTCGGCTACAACTATGTTGATGCCTCGATGTTCACCTCGCAGTCGAGCACGAATGGCGTACAGGACTGGACCGGAGCGAATACCGGTAATCTCACACTCACATCGAAGATTCACAATAACGTCCTGCTGTCTTCGTTCTTCGGCATCGGCGGCTCGACGCTTTCGCAAAGCTATGGCTGGACAACGCCAGCGCTCATCTACAACAACTCGATCGTGATGAGTAACCCAGGAGGAATTGTAGAGGCCGCAGCGTGGCTCTACGCTCAGACCGCTGGCAGTATAAAATACTACAACAACATTTTGAACGGAGCGGTCTCTCCGGACTACAAGATGCTGCGCACGAGCCCGAACAGCTGTGCGCTCCTTGATTACAACATGTACCCGACCGCCATGACATGGGCGCTGGTCGAGGATGCGAACGGTGCGACCCAAATCAACACGTACACGACGCTTGCGACGTTTCTGGCTGCTGTCACGGCGAACGGCGGAACGCAGGCGACCTACGACGGGCACAGCACGCAGGACAATACGCCGGGATTCGTAGGATCCGGTAGCCAACTCGCTCAGTACTATCAGATCACCTCCGGCGGTGCAGCGCACTTGGCGGGCAGCACGACCGGCCTATCTGGCGGATCGGCTACTGACTTGGGCGCTTGGGGTAACGGTGCGACAGGAATAGGATGCACATTCGGTCCATGAGGGGGAGGAAGTAAATGGCGTGGCGGGGATCGGCTGGAGGGACAGCGGTCACGGGCGGCAATGCTCAGGTTGTCATCACTGTCAGCGGTATCGGCGGAATTGGCCCACAACTTAACGATCTCGTCATTCTGCAAGTCATCGCAGGCTCAGGACAAACCGCATCCTGCACTGGCTTCTCCAATGTCCCTGGTCTTAGCGCGATTGCACTCACAGACTCAGGTCAAAGTTACGCGATCCTGCTTTACAAGATCGCAGGCGCCGGTGAACCGTCTTCCTACACGATCACGCTCAGCGGCAACAGCCAGCCGATCGCCGCCGACTGCAACGTATTTTCGGGGCGCAACACGAGCACACCGTTTACGGCGGTCAATCAGGTCGCACCTGCCGCTGGGCCTTTCCCGATCAGCATTCCGATCACTACGGTTACTGCTGCTGCGGGGGATGATCTTCTCTTTGTCTGTGCGGATGGTTCGAACAAAGGCAGTAATACTTCTGCACTCACGCCACCTTCCGGATTTACCGGAACGCTCGATACGAATGCGATTCTGGCCACGGCTTACACCACCGTCCACAGCTGCAATCAGACCAACGTGTCTGGCGGCGCGACCGGCACAATCACCGGTACGATCACGAGCGCTTCTGGCGCGAACACGAATCCTGGCGGCTTCTTGCTTTCGATCGCGCAAGCAGCCAGCGCAAGCGTCGCGACCATCGCGTGGATCAAATGAAACCCCAGCTCGTCGTAACCGATCTCGGCGGCGCTCACAACAAGGACCTGACGCGCACGCGCGCTCGGCTCATGAAGGGCGCGAGCTGGAAGAAGCAGCGGATCATCGTAATCTTGCCAGCGGCCGATCTAATCCCTGCGAAGGTCGCACTCTCACACTGGAATCTCGCCTTTCCGCCGAACAACGGCGTCGTGCGCATCCTCGCGCAGGGGATGGAAGTCGGCGATGCGTACTCGACCGCGATCGAGCAGATTCTCGCGAACGAGGAGCTCGCGAAGTGGGAATACATCCTCACCATCGAGCACGATAACGCCCCGCCTCCTGACGGTGTGATTAAGCTGTGCGAACAGATGGAAGCGCACCCCGAGTTTGCGTGTATCGGTGGGCTCTACTTCACAAAAGGAGAGAACGGTGTTGCTCAGATCTGGGGCGACGCGCGCGACCCGGTGCTGAATTTTCGCCCGCAGCCGCCTGACCCGAATGGTGGACTCGTCGAGTGCTGCGGCACAGGGATGGGATTCAACCTGTTTCGATTGTCGATGTTTCGCGATCCGAAGCTGCGCCGCCCATGGTTCGTCACGCAGACGAAGGGCGGACTCAGCACGCAGGACCTTTACGCGTGGGGAGATTTCAGGAAGCACGGCTACCGCTGCGCTATTGACTGTTCGATCCGTGTAGGCCACTTTGATCACGTCGCGGATTTCATGTGGTGAAGCTATGAACGCAGTCGTTGAACCGATGCCGCTCCTGAAACTCGATATCGGATGCGGCAAAAATAAGAAAGGCCCCGAGTGGACCGGCGTCGATCGTCGCTCCTTCCCCGGCGTCGATGTCATCGCCGAGCTCACCGACCCATGGCCGTGGGCGGACTCCTCGGTCGAGGAAGTTCACATGTCGCACGTGCTGGAGCACTTCACTGGAGTCCAGCGCGTGCACATCTTCAACGAGCTGTGGCGCGTCCTCATCCCAGGCGGCAAGGCCGCGATCATCACGCCGCACTGGTGCAGCAATCGCGCGTACGGTGACTTCACGCACGCCTGGCCCCCCGTATCCGAGATGCTGTACTACTACATCTCGAAGTCTTGGCGTGCCGTGAACGCGCCGGACAACGATGCCGAGTGGAATCCCGCCGGCTACACGTGCGACTTCGATGCGACGTGGGGGTATGGGCTGCGGCAGGACTTACTCGTGCGTAATCAGGACTACCAGCTTTTCGCGATGTCGAACTACAAGGAGGCCTGTCAGGACCTGCACGCGACGGTGACGGCAAAGAAGTGATTGCAGTATCGATATTCAAGCCGGAAGGCCTCGCGCATCACTGGAAGTCGAGCCGCGGGAACAACGACTTCATGGTGGCGCTGTGCGGTGGCTCCAAGGAGTGGCGCGAGTCGCTGCGAGAGGAGATCGGCGAGCGAAGGATCTGCCAGAACTGCGAAAGGATTGCGGCTCATGGCCGAACGTGACCCTGACGGCAATCGCTGGACGCTCGAAACACTTCGCGTCCTCATCGAATCGAACGACTTACGCTATGCCCAGCGCTTCCAAGCACAATCTGAAGCTCTCACGGCTGCCTTTGCTGCCCAGCAGAACGCCGTCAGCGCTGCGTTGCTCGCGGCTGACCGGGCGGTCGCGAAGGCAGAGACAGCGAGCGAGAAGCGGTTCGATGCGGTCAATGAGTTTCGCCAGTCCCTCGCCGATCAATCGCGGCTACAGATGCCCCGAGCTGAATGCGAAGAGCGCATGCGCTCGATGAAGGAAGCGATCGACAAGCTTGAACAGGAAGTGCGGCTGGACACCGGCGCCAAGCGAGGCGGCAGGGACAGCTGGGCGATCATCGTAGCGCTCATCGCCGTAGCAGCAAATGTGATCCTGGGCGCGTTCTACGTCGCGCACTGGAGCACGAAGTGAAGGGGGCGACAGTGCGCCCCCGGCGTGATTACTTGACGGGCTTCGCCGAAGCGACAGTCTGTTCCGAAGCTGGCGCGGAGGGCGTCGGCGTATTGGCGGCGACCGCGGCACCCAGAGCTGTAGCTGAGGTGTTGAGCGATGCGACGAGCGCCGGCAGGGCGGCATCGTCTGAATTGTTGATGGCCGCAGTCAGTTGGGCTGCGATGCCTTGGATCAAGATGACCGCGCTCTGCTCGACAGAGGTGTTCGCAGCAACCTGCGTCATGAGGGCCTGAAGATTGGCTGAGATCTGTGTGGACATGGCAAGGAGTTCCTTAAGTTGGGCCTCGATTCGATCGAGTTGGGGTGAGTGTTCCATAACGGGCTGGAAGGTTACCCGAGATGACTGCGGTTGACTATGCGGTACCGCGCTTACAGACCGAGGAGGGTTTCCGTACGCTACCGTACACAGACACCACGGGGCACATGACGATGGGATATGGGTTAAACGTTTCCGCCGGCATCAGCCAGCGTGCGGCGGCTGTGTTACTCCAAGAGCAGGTGGCCGAACTCGACGAGCAGTTGACAGCCTTCCCCTGGTACGCGCAGCTTGACCCTGCGAGGCAGTCGGTATGTTTAGACATCGCGTACAACACTGGCCTGCACGGCCTTTTGGCCTTCCCCGCCATGATTGCCGCACTCGCACGCAAGGACTGGATGTCTGCTTCTATCGAGTGCCACGTGGTAGACCCAAAGCTCGCAAACCGCTATGCAGAGCTTGCAAGCCTGTTGCTCAACGGGGTACCCGCATGACCTTCTGGCAGTTCTTGACCA